GGGATATACAATTGCTTACGCGGGTCAGGATTTAAGCCCACCTGACTCAAATTAGATCAATGCAATCTAACTAAATGGTCATTTGCGTTTGTTCTTGGGTTTCTCTTTGGAAACAGCCGTTGCTATAGAGCGGAGAGTGGCCAGGTCATCCTCTCTGCCCTACAACAACAAAGGTGCAGCAGCCATAGCTATGGGTGCTACCTCTTTGACCGCAGCCCAAACGTCTTTAGCTGTGGATTTAATCCAATCCCAGACATCGTCAAAATGTAAAGGGTTCTCATGGAATTGGGGCATCATTGACAGCAACTTCAAAGCTATCTGGACATCGCTTTGAGTGATAGTCCCTTGGTGTTGGTCAATGAACATACTAAGGGAAGTGTACTCCAATGAAATGGCACGGGAGAAATAGGCATCTTGGCCAGCAGTTGTAGTAATGCTAGCGTGAATGATCAAGAAAGGGTCAAGAGGATACACAAGGAAGGTGTACTCATCATTGTCACCGTCGTCGGCATCGTAAAGTAGAGGTTGCGCTTTGCCAAAGTTGTTGGATTCAGGGCGAGTGAACGCGAACATTCCCTCTGGTGCATCTTTAACAACAGCTAAGGACTGATTGGCCACGACATCGAAATCAAGAAACTCAAGGAAGTTTGCCTTCGCAGGGAGTTCACGACCAAGAATTTTCCCTTGACGATTCAATGGGCTCGCGGTATTAGTGTACATACCAGAAGCTCCTAACACAGAATACATGCGGATGTTGTCTTTAAAATCGGCAATCTGGGGAGCGGCACGCTGTCCCCACATGGCGCCACCGGAAGCTCCGCTCATTTGAAGTGTAACCGTTCCAACTATCGCGGCATCAGCAGTGGCAGCTGCAGCCGCACCTTGGATTACGACATTGAATGCGTAATACCCGGTGACAGTTATAGCGAACGAAACTGCCAATGTCGACACCCAGGGTTTGGATTCAAAGAAAGTCCACTGTTTGCCTTCCAACTTATAAACTTGCACCAAATAATCAATACCTGGGAGCAAAGCGGAGTTACCTACACTAAGTATGGTACCAGCCGAACATAAAGCCCCGCGAAATTGATCAGTCTCACCAAGTACGGCTAAGTATAACTCGTCGCCGTGAGGTAACACTGAACTCGCAGTGTTTGCGATAAAAGGTGTTTCGTAATAAGGAAAGAAAGTACCATTTTGCGAACCACTATGCAAAATAATGTCCGCAGTGTAAATGGTGTTGTCAATGGGGTCCAAACCAACTGTAGTGATCACGTTGCGCAATGCGTCTCTATATACAAACGAAACGTGACTAGTTTGTTGGATGTCGACTGTGGCCGATCGTGGAAATCTAACGGTTTCCCTAGCCTTCAAATTAGCTAAAGCTGTTGGGTCTGATCCCGATGCTGAAGCAGCTCTTACAGCTTTCGCATCTGATGGTAAAGCCATATTGGCAAGAAGTGATTTGGCTGACTTCGTTACTCCGGTACTCTGGCGGCGGGCCAGCTTCATCTCTGCTTTTATCAGCCCCCGAACCTTCGCAGAGTCTAGGTGGAGGCGCTGGTTTGCCGGTGCCGAGGTGGCAACCTGAGTGGCTTGTGCGATAGTACGTTGTTTTCTGCTATTCTTTCCGGCAGATCGCGGTTTATTGTTGGTCAAAGTTGACATGGGTTGCAAATATATATTTACAGCCGTGGGTGGGTATAGGACGGCCCCCAATCCGTCTCGAAACTTACTATTTACAAACAATATACTACGGCGCTTATTCCTTATGCCTATCGACAACACGTTGGGCACTACAACTCCCTTGGCGACTTCTTCGCTAACAAGGTCAACAGTAGTGCCCGAACAATATCGGCTGACAACACAAGAAAACAAACCAAACAACACACCAAATAGGCCAACAGCTCCTGCAAAAGGAGCCCAATGGGGTACAGTCACAACTTGGTCAGGCATGAAATACGAAACAACCACTGACAAAGTTGGGATAGCAAGATAATACTGGGGTTCCACCCAACGAGTGTCAACAAAAGCCGGTGGAGGAAAGGTGAGCGGGAATGCATCAATCAAATACGGGTTCAGAAGCATCGTAGCAATAAAATTAAATACAAAATGCTTCTTACGCCTGTATTGCAACGTTCCCCTACGTAACAACACCATATGGGTCAAAAACTTATATACAAAACAACACCCCATGGCGGTGAAACTCTGTGAATTCGTAGCGGCAATCAAATTCATGGTTTCCAGATACGTCAATGTCATAGAGAACCAAGGGAAATGTGGACTCTCAAAATCGCGAATCCATTCCTCGTAAAGCGCGGCACCTAGAGCAGGGGCTACACCGGGTACATAAATACTTAATAAATACAAAAATCCTAGTGGGCCCAAATACCAAAGAAACAACGCCAAATTGAACAATTTGATATGAAGTCCATTCAAATTGATGTAACCCAATGACAACTCATGGAACAAACCCAGAGATGTTTCAAACGTTGCACGCGCGTATTCTCCACCGTAATAAAAAGTATAACGCCCAGCATCCTATGATCGGTAACACTCAGTGGCAAATCGCAACAACGTTTCATGAATAATTGATCGCTCAGGTTTAGTTCTAATTGTCGATAAAAATGACTCTACAATATTATAATGACTACTACTCACATCCCCCCCGTTTAGCCCATTAAAGCTGGTGCCCGTACTAC